CCTCTCTTGTAATTTCTGCCTGTCCGGTTGCCTGCATTCGTCTTATCTCTTCAAGCGTTTCGTCATAATTCATCCTGATCGTGTGAGCCATCAAGACAATCCTGTTTCGATTCTGTGGTGCAAATTTCGACAATTTAAAGACAGCCTTCAAAAGTCTCTCCTGTCCCCCTTCAAGGGGAAGATCAACTTCAAATTCTTCCTTTGCAAAGACCACGAGTTGCTTAGGAGACATATCCTCCAGATCCCAATACCAGTTGATTAACTGTTTATTTGCCGTTACGGGAGCATTCGGATCATCGTATCCCTGTTTCCGGCAAGCCTCATCCTCTTCGCTATTGTTTACAAGAAGAGGGTCAAGAATCTTGTGATACCGCCAGCAAGGATATTGGGTCCCTGGGAAATTGTCGCAAGCCCGCCCTTCAAAAATGCACTCACAAAAAGGCTCTTGTTGTTTTCGTCCCATAGAATTAAGGGGAGGGATTTAACCCTCCCCCTTTCTGTTATGCTTCCGCACCCGCTATTCTAACAGCGAGTTCGGGGTAAATTGTTTTGACACCATAAAGAATATCCAGTCGAATGACTTCCTGGTCATTGTCGATGTCGTAGTCTTTAATCACCCGAATTGAATACCCTTCATCAGTGATCGTATCGGAAAAAGCTATTCCGTCTGGTTTCTGTAAGGGCACAAAAACCAGAGCAAAGGCATTCTTGTGAAAACACAAGTTCATTGGGTAACTCTTTTTATGGGTTTCGTAGAAATAAGCAATCGCATTGCCAGCTGGAAGAGTATTAATGGTCGCATAAGGTCCCGTGCTAATCATATCGGGCTGGATGTAAACTGAAAGCCCTGCTGCCGTTGTAGCTCCGGTGCAAGGTCCACTTACAGTACCAACGTTGGACCATCCATCAACTTGGGCTGTTACAACGAATTGCCTTCTTGTCCCAGTAGATTCTCCACTCATGGGATTTACCGCATAAACATTGGCAATTTCAAACCAATCCCCTATTTTGAGAATATCTGTAATTCCGCCTCCTGTAACCCCGAAATTGTAAAGTTCAACCTTTTGGTTTCTTGAAGCTCCAACTACAATCCCTGTAATTAGATCGGCGGCTGTTGAAGCGACCTTTATTACATCAGACCCCGTAGATCCGGTATCATGGGTAGTTCCGACTGTATGGGTCTTGATATTCTGATCCATGAAAATCTCCGCTCCGGCGATTGTTCCCACATAACCCTTTCTGATTGCTGCTTTGGCGACTTCAGGTTGATAAAGGGCTGTAAGAGCGTTTGCCATAGCCCAATGAGCAGCAGGATTAAAAACAACGCACCGATCTTCAGGAGGAACCCCTTCTTCATCGAGTCTCTGCATACCTTTAGCAAGAACCATGAAGGTATGAGGAGTGACAAATCCAGAGGATTCGAAGACCGTATTCCAAACATCGGAATAGAGTGCAGTAAGGTCGGCATCGACGGTGTTTGCAAGTTTAGCTGCCGCCGGACGAATATATCTCTCTGAATAGTCCTCAATTTTCATGGTCAATTCGTATGAATCGAAGGCCCAAGAAACATGAGCCTGGGTTGTGACGTTCATCGTGATGTACTGTTCGGTAATGACCGAAGAAGTACGAACACGGGATTTAGTAACGTTGAATCTTACGGGTTTGCGAATTTGAACCGTACCCCCCTTTCTGGGAGTACCAGGAAATTCGGTTTCATAACCCCTGTAGACTTGGGAACCCATGACAAGATTGTTTTTAAGCAATCTCAGGGCTTCCCTTGCGATCATTGTCGCAGTGATTAAGGTGTTGGGATCAGCCATTTTTTATCTCCTTTCAGAACTGGCGCCATCCCTTTTCTTTCGCGTAGGCTTCAAATTCCTGTTGATTCATATTCCTTACATCTTTCGTGACCGTATCGGATGAACCTACGGGTTTAAGTGGCGGGGGAGCGCCAGATATTATTTTGGGTTGATTTGGACTCGGGGGCGACTTAGCGACCTCGGCCTCTATCTTGGCTATCTCTCTCGTCGCTGCGAAAGGTGTCATCCTTGAAATTTTTATCGCTTCGGTTCTATTTTTACCGAGATAATAAGCAACATCTTCAGGATGTTCTGTTTCTGCCAGAATGTCACGAATAAGTGGCGTGATTGGGACGGTTGGATCTCTCGCAACTTCTTCGAAATCAGGATATTTTCTATATCCCTCTTCGAGCCTTGTATGAAGACTTTCGATCTTACGTTTATACTCTCCTTGTTGTTCTTTTTCTGTCTCGTCCCTTTGCCATTTGGCCAATTTAGCATTAGTCCGGTGTTCAACAAGAGCCTCAACATAAGCATCGTAATCTTCAAAATCCTCTTTTCTTGGGGCCGGTCCTATTCCAAGATCGGGTTCCTTTACTTCGGGAGGTTTTTCCTCTCCACGTTTAAAGAAATCCGCCCTGGCCTCGGCTTTCTGCTTTCTCCAATAAATCGCCTTTTCTTCCGCTTGTTTGGCTACTTCCTCAAATTCTTCCTTCTTCTTCTGAAGTCGGTCCATCTCGGCTTGAAGTTCGGGTGTTACTTGAGGTGCTTCATCAACTTTTACTTCCGGTGGTTTAACTTCCGTTGCAACAACTTGGGTTACGATCAATTCATCTGACATAAAGTTTCCTCCTTTTCAGGGTTTTCTGGGATGTGATTTAGCCAATTTATCGTTGGCTTCCCGAATAAATCTGCTGTATTTCCACTCATAGACTTGACAAACCTGCCTATGGGCCTACAGGCTATTTCCATCCACTTCCATAAGTGGTGACGATGATCCTTGTTCACTTTGATGTCATTTTCGGGGATAAGAGGTCGATACCAGTTACCGGAGTTATCCATGGGACATCCTGCCAATACGATCCTGGTATAGTCGAATGCCAACCCGATTTTGAAAGCCAAGTTAGCAGAAGTTCCGTTCCAACCCCCCCTACCGTTGCGAATCCAGCGGATATCGAACCCAAGACAACCTGGATTCCAAGCATGTTTCAATACCTCCTTTGGCAATCCCTTCGCCACTCTCTGCATATCCGGCATGTGGGCATCACCGGCAGCATAATGTTGAAAAGGATGAGGGCAAATCAAGGCAGAATAGTTGACGCACATGGTATCGTATGGAACCATCCCTGCGACTTCATACCATTCCTCCACATCCTTCAAGACATTCCATCCATCTCCAAGGATGAGTAAAACATCCTTTTCCGGCTTCGGTTTAAGACTCATGTAGTCCTCAATAACAGGCATGGCATAGAAATCCTGTTGGATGAGTTTTGTGGGAAAGATCGTGTTATGAGAAATAATTTTATTCATTACCTTTTTAATCTACCTCCTAAATCAGTAATGCCCCACCATCAATTTTTTTAACTGTTAAACTCTTTACGCTAATAGGAATCCCAAAGAAAACGTTCCAAACCTGCGAGTTCTTACCTAAGGCCTTAATTCGAATTGGTACTCCGTTCATCTTTATTTCCAAACTATCACCTGCAACAATACTTCCCCCCTCAGCTTCACTATCATCAATCCACTGAAATCCTTACAGCAGTACATTTAGTAATTATTACTCCAGCAGTATCTACTCTCAAAGGATTTGCAGTCAAATTATTAGCCATTCAATACTTCCTTTGTAAATCCACTTAAAGAACTGACCTTTTTAGCCTCTGGAAGTTTCACAAAATCCCTCCATGCCTGATAATCCTCTTCCCTCCACTCCGGTCCCTTCCATTCTTCCCCGAAATACCAGTGTCCTTCCTTATCCATAGGGCACCCTGCAAGGATGATTTTCTCATAGCCTAAGTTTAAAGCCACAAGGGTAGCAAACAAAGCCGATGTCCCATACCATAAAGCCCCATCATCTTCGCCATCATCCCAAATCACATCAAAACCAGCACATAGTCCCAGGGTATGTCTAATCGGGAAACTCCCACCATTCACTAAGGGAAGATGCTCAGCCCACCATTTATTAGTAGGGCCATCAACCATTGCCCAATGCTTAACTGGAGGTGGACAAATCTTGATTGATCGACCAATTGACATAATGTCATACTCTTTGACAGATTGTCCTAATGATTCCAAATCATCCATCAATGACCTCCCATCTCCTGTGATGAGAAGGCCGTCATTCCCTCTTCCTAAATCTACTCCATTCTTAATCTCGACTAAACTTAATGACATTTGTTTCTTCTATGGTGCTACCCATTCTGCATATCCACCTACGTTCCATTTAATTATGTTCCCAGTGGCAGGAGTTCCTCGAATTCCACGAATCCAATTCACCGGAGTACCTGTAATATCTAAATAAGTTCCATTATTAAAAGAAGTTCCATAGTGAACATTCGGATAAAGATTCACTATACCAGTGTGAACAGAAGTTTTTATATGGATACAAGATACATTTCCATCTCCGAAATTATTATCTCTGATTGAGATATCATCCCCATAATCTATATTGATGAAATTGGTCGTGCCAGAAGGAGAATAGAAATAATTTCCGTCTATAATTACCATTCTTGTTCCAGCCGTTCCCACTGAGTAGATTTTTATATTGTCAGCACCATCATTTTCAAAGTAATTATCCCTAATCGAAATCATACTGAGGGTTCCCGTATCTCTATAAATTCCAATTCCAGCCGTGATATTGGTTTCAATGCTGTTATCCCTAATCACGTTTTGCGAATTGGCATTTGTCAGAAAAACACCAATATCATTACTTGTAATGTGATTTTGCTCAATGATGTTATTATTTGATCCAACATCAATCAAGATTCCATCATTTACGGAACTATCTATGAGGCAATCTTTGATGACATTGCTAAAACTTTCATTCAAATTTATCCCATGTCTCTTGGAAGACTGTATCCAAACTCGGTTAACAGTATTATCCTGACAAGCATAATACATATAGATGCCATCGGTTCCGCCTCCAGCATCTATAATCTTCATTTCGCTTAAAAGGGTCTTTCTAATGGGGGAGCCAATTGTCCCATTATAGCGAATTGCTGATCCTACTCCTGAATTTGAAATGATTGTCGAGGCCATTCCCATTCCTATGAGATTCACCCCTGTTTTTATATCTATAGGAGATGTTATTTTATAAGTACCAGTCGGGATAATAACCGTTCCGGTGGTTAAGGAATTAATCGCCGCCTGAATCACTGCCGTCACATCCGTAGTCGTCTGATTTAGGTCCCATGTGGCATAAGTAGGACGACCACTCAAACCATCCATAAAGGAACGAACATCAACCCAGGCATCCGTTTTACGTTTGACATCGTAGAGGTCTTTATCAACACTTTCCCAAAGTTCAGTCCATCCACTCCACCAAGGATTATTCGGTGTGCCATCCATATCCCAGTTAAAATTCTTAGTGGGCATTTGTTATCTCCTAATGGTGTTTCGCTCCCTGTTTCATTCTCATTTTTTCAAACTTCGCCTGTGCAGAAACCTTTTGAGGAAGTTCTTTGCCTTTACTTTCCACTAAATGCCTTTTTAATTCTGCCTGTGGCATACTTTTAAACATCTCTTTGGCTGGTCCCCCCAATTTGGAAGCAGAAACCTTTCCTTTTTTTGCTGCATAGGCGATTCCCATCGCTCCTTGTTGCGCTTCAGATGTAATCGGGGTATGTTTTCTTCCACTTTTTTTGCATGCTTTGGTTGTCATTGTTTCGCCTCCTTGGGTTCTGGGGTTTGCCCACGTTTTAATCTTTCCATTTGATGAAATTTCATCTCGTTATCGAGTTCATTTCCCTGAATCTTCGCCGCTTCTCCTCTCTGTGCCATAATTTGATTAACGTCGGGAGGAGGAGGTTTAGGAGGTTGGCCACCTTCACCCCCTTGGAGTTGGGGTGGAAGAAGAAGTTTTAGACGTTTTTCAATCTCCTGTGCACCGGGCCAATCAAGGTTTTTAGCAAGAAGATCACCAATAAGGGGAGCAGCCGCCGGAACAGCCTCAATAAATGCAATCATGCTTTGAGCAGCCTCTTCTCTCTGAGTAGTAAACGAAGGCCCTATCGAAACCATAGCGTCATATTTACCAACGGCCAGATCATAGATTCTTTGAATTGCCTCTCCTCCATTTTGACCTTGTTCCACAAAAGGTTGATTCACCGGCACAAAAGATCCTGAACCATCCTCATTCATAATTCTTATAATTCTTGCCGTGTCATAAATTTTTGGAATTAGATCAATAAGAATCCTTGCCTCATATTTCATTGCCCTCCCAAGATTATCGTAATAAGGGTATTGAGCCGTATCGCCCTCTTTCTGCCTTGCCATAATGGCTCTACCACTTTTCTCATTAGATTTTTGGCCCAAGGAAGACTGTTGTAGTCCTAATGTGTCGTGCATTTCTTGATCGGCAATATTAACCTCCTGTGCAATACCACTTGAAGCCATGATCGGTTCAGCTCGACGTGGAATCAGTTGAGCATTAGACGGGTCTGGGTCATAAGGTAGATAGGGATAATTCTTCTTGTGAGCCGTATCCCATTTCGATTGGTAATTTGAAATCATCTTTGACGTAACCAGATAAGGCGATTTAGGAGTCAGGGCAATCACCTCAGCTCCCGTAGATCGAAACATATTGTAAAGACGCTGTGAATCCTTACCATATCTGACCATTCCCCGATATTTGGTCTTTCCTTCGATATTAATCTCTTTCCCATAAACCATCACAATGGGTATGTATTTTCCAGGCCATTTAGTTTGTTTTTCTAAAATCTCAGATTGATTCGCTTTGCACCACTTAACTTCATGGCTTTCAACGTCTCTCTCTTTCATCAATTGCCATCCAAATTCTGGTAATCTTTCCATGTCTGGCTCTTCTTTTGTAACAAATAGTTGCCCCTCTCGATTCTGCATAAGATAGAGTTTTTTCTTTTCAATTTCCCTCGTAAAATACTCAACGATTCTAATCATCTTCCCATCACCCCATAAAGGATTCTTATCTTTTGAGGCTTCAAATGACATTAAAGAAGAATCGGGGTAATCCTTCTTAAACTGATCCATTGGAATCTTTTCCGTAATGAAGCAATACCTGGCATCGGATTTGTCCCATTTCTGGGCTGAAGGGTCCCAATAAATTGTGAAGGGATTTCTAATCCGTAGAATAACAATGTCCTGGTCGAATTGGTCATTTTCGGAATATTGAGTATTAACTCTCCATGCTCCATAACCACAGGCAACTGCACTTTCTGCCGCTGTATCATAAGCAATTTCGGCATCATTCTGGACCTCTATATTTCTAATAAGTCCGGTAAAAATCTCCGCAGTTTTAGGATCAGCTTTTGAATCGACGGGTTTGATTTTGATAGAAGGTTCATTTTGCCGAATATCTCCTACAACTTGGTCAATGAAGTAAGGAACCTTATTAATCTCGAAACAGGGTCGCCCATCCCGAATCCTCTCAGACTTGATTTCCGTTGACCATTGAGAACCAGGAATATAGGCGAAATTTAGGTCTTCAATGGCTTCATTGTAATCCGAATCAACGGCATCGTGAGCTTCTCTAAATCTGTCTTTAATTTCCTTTAATAATTCTTGATCTTTCATAGCATCCATCCAAACTCCCGATATTTTGAATAATCCGGCGGTCTTTTCCCAAGAATTGGTTTCGTAGGTTGAATAAATTCGAGTCCGACCGCAAGGGTCCTAAAGGCATCTGCACCATGAGAAGACCAATCATGGATTGGTGTCGTTTGAAATGTTTTAAATTTAGGACTATATTTTTTACGATAACTTTTTAAAGCCTCAATCCCATCTTTGGTCTTTATTTTATCAAACCAACATCGAGGCAAAATTGTTCTTGCAGCCTCTATTCCATCATAAGGGCTTGCACGTGGGATAACCGACAAGTCTAAACCCAAAGATCGAGCGACTTCGACTGTACTTCTTGCATTTGCCGCAAAAGACCTAGCCTGAGCATCGTGAGGAAAAAGATGTTGCCCATAAATATATTTTTTGTTTTTTATAAATCCACACCAATAATCAACTCCATGACCACTTTCCTCAATATAATCAATCAATCTAATTTCTCCCCCAGGATGGAGTTGGAAAAACCAAATGGCTGTTTCATCATCGGTTCCTATATCCCAAGCCGTATAAGTAAGAAGAATTGGTTCATAAGGAACACTAACTATTCGCCCTTCATTTAAGGCATCTTCCATAAAAGGACCATAATAAGAACCAATAAGGGCAGCCTCAAAACTACATTCCATTTCTTGAGCATATTCTTCTGGAGTTAATTGTTTTTTTGTATCTTCAATTTCCTCCTGGTCATAGAGGTTAGTATCGGAATGTTTAAAGACTTTGACATACCAATCTGGGTCATTTTTATATTTTTCAACTATGTCATAGAACTGATTATGTCCTCTTGGAGTTCCTATAAAAATGGCCCATCCTTTTCTATCAATAAGTAATGGTCTGATAACTTCTGTATAAGCTCTCATTTCAATGTCGGCGAATTCATCGAAGACAAAGGCATCATAATAGGGACCACGGAGACTATCTGGATCAGTTGTGCCTTTCAGAAATATCCTTGAACCATTTGCAAGCGTCATAGTAAGTTCAGCAATATTAAGTTGAACAAAATCTTTTGGTAAAATTGAAGAATAATAAGTCAACATAGACCAGGCTACTTCTTTTGCTTGTCTGTAAATTGGAAAAGCATATCCTCCACACCAAGCACGTCTTTTTTCCGTCGCTGCCAATGCCCATCGGAGTAGAAGATTTATTACAAGTGTGGTTTTCCCAAAACGACGGTGGCAAACAAGAATATTAAATCTTTTGAGGTTTTCGATTATTTCGGCCTGAAAGGGATGGGGTTTAAATGGGACCTTTAATCTTTGTGTCATCCTCACTCCAACTAACGATAAAGTTTCCCTCTACTTTGACTTCCGATTCTTTCGGAATATTAGCTTTGATATGGTGATGATAAAATTCGCTTTTATTCTCTTTCATCCAAGAATGCAA